CCTGTAGCTTGTACAAAACGCTTGTACATGAAGCGTTGTAGGAATGGACGCAGCTTAATCTCTGAAGCGTAGTATGTCGGTCCATCTGGAATTTCCAGCTTGTATGCACCGCCTTCTATAACCTCAACATTAACTGTTTTACCATTGACCTCTGCTGGTCCCATGATAGGTGAATGATGAATACGCAGACGTGCCAGTGAACTGCTTGAAGCACCTGTTGGTTTTTCATTAGCAATACCCATAGCCTCTGCCATAGCTGCGTAGTTATTCGTATCAATCGTTGTAAGTTCTGACATATATAATTCTCCTTCCATAAAAACAATGAGACATAGTTATATCACGCTACGTCTTTAACGTCAAGCCAATTCGGACCTATTTTTGCCTCTAATAATAGAGGAACATTGAACTCAACACCCCATCTTAGAGTGATTAGTTCCAGTAGTCTATCATTAGTAGCGTCTATGACATTGATAACCTGTGCTTCTTCATCAGGATGTATGTCAATAACGATACTGTCGTGAACTGAATTTACTATACATGATTGCATACCCTTTAGCAAGTCTTCTATGTGCAATAATGCAATAGGAACAATATCCGCTGTAGCGAATGACTGCACAGGGTAATTCTTAATCTGTGTAAAGTGTGACACACGCCCACTAGATTTACGTACCACATCGGGGAACGCAAACTCACGACCACTAGGCGTGGTTATCTTTTGTGTTTCTATAGCTTCTTTAGCCAGTCGGGAATGCCAAGCTGCCACTCCCTTGTATTTGCTGTTGAAGTGTTCGTAGTACGCTGCTTCTGCTTTGGTTCTACCGAATCCTGTTGCACCATAGAGTGGCGCAAACGTATGAGCCTTCGCATCTTGGCGACTCGTAGGCTGACCAGCATCGGTAATAACTTTAGCGGTGTATGAGTGTACATCAAACCCAGTAGATACTTCTTCAATTGCTACCTCATCTTGCGATAAAAATGCAGCGGCACGGAACTCAAGCTGTGCAAAGTCAGCTTCCATTACCAAGCCACCATCGAATCGTGACACAAACACTTTTTTTACAGGGAACGTACCGCCACGTGGCATGTTCTGCATATTAGGATTAGCACCACTAAAGCGTCCAGTCGATGTACGATGCTGCAATAGACTGACGTGTAGCTTGCCATCCTGCTTGGTGTAGTTGCGTATCCCCTCAACAAAAGAAGATAGGTATGTATCAACTGCACTAAGTCTGCGTACCTTGTACAAGAAGTCAACAGCATCATCCATACCTCTGGACTTAGCCCCTGCCTCAAGTAGTTCAAGGTTTTGTTTACTGGTACTAAAACCATTAGCACTCAACCATTTGGATGACGGTGGCTTGAACTTGAAACCTGCCAAAGTATCGGACGGTATAAACAGGAACCCCTCAGTGTTACACTCAGCACATCTGCTTGGTTTAGCGAAAGGCTCACCATTTTTCTTTGTCTTACGCACATAACCTGTACCACTACAAGTGTGGCACTGTTGTGCTACAGTTTTATATAGGCGTTCTGTACCATAGGAAACCATACTGCGAAATGACACGTCATCCATGTAAGGGTCAATCTTGCTAGCCCAATCAGCTTTATCAATGACTTTCCTACCGTAGATAACCCAGCCTAGTTGTTCTGGACTGTTGAGGTTGATTGGCGTGTCCCCCATTACATTACGCACGTGTGACTGCAATGCTTTTTCTAAGTCTGCACGTTCTTGTTCAAACTCATTACGCACCTCATCTAACTTAGATAGGTCAACAGCAAAGCCACGCTGGTAGATACGTGCAAGTGTTACACATACCTGATTGGTCAGGTCTACTGTAGAACGTAAGCCGCTATCAGCAGGAGTATTCAAACGATATATTAACTTGTCAGCAAGCTGCTGCGTAGCGTGAAGGTCAGCAGATAGGTACTCACTTAACTCATCATGTGGTATGTCACGAGTACTGTATCCCTTTCTGAAATACTCCTTGAGTGTATCCTGCTTCTTAGTCTCCAACTCATAGCGTTCCGCACAAGCCTCAAGAGATAGCGGCTCTTTGTTACCACGCTGCAACACATACTCAGCAAGCATAGTGTCGAACACTGCGCCATCATAGGTGAAGCCTGACTCCCATACCCACAGCAAATCATATGCTGCGTTATGGCATATGAGTACTGTAGTCTCGTCAAGCCACTGCTGCACGATAGCGTGACCGTCAGTGGTGGCATCTACTTCATTGTGGTCAAAGGTGACGATAAGTTCTTCACCTCTGTCACTAAGCATACCAACCATAGTCAGTGAGTTGGTAGGCTCAAACGGGTCTAGGTGTAGCTTACCACCACGCTCTGTTGTTGTATTCTCTACATCAAGTGTTAGCTTCATACTGTATACCTCGCTGTTCTGTATTCAAGTTCACAGTGTACCACACCATGCCAACCTGACAACTTATTTTTTACTACGTTTAAGTGACGCTGGGTATCTTCTTCTTCCTGCCCATCAACCACAGGGTTCTTAGCAATCAAGACCATCAGGTCAGCTTCAGCAGCCTTACCTGTGCGTGAGCCTTCCATCATAGACTGGTTCAACAGAACCTTACCCTCTGCCTCTGCGGATAGCTGAGACATGTAGAATACAGCACACTCATATTGCTTGGCAATCTGCCTCGCGTGTACGGCGTTAGCCTTGAGTGATTCGTCCTGTCTGGCAAATCCACCTTTAGCGAACTTATCACCCATGTCAAGAAGAACGATGTCTGGCTTGTAGGACTTGCATACAGACTCCACCCAATTCATGTCCCGACCAGTTGCATCCTTGATCTTAATGCGATTTTTTACAGGCTCATACAATTCACGAGCCTTGGCAGGGTTCTTCTTAATCTCCTGCATAGTCATGCCTGTGGCAGCAGTAAGGTATCTGGCACCGACACGGTGGTAGCCTTCCTCGTTACACAACACAATGCAGTTAGCACCTTGTTGTGCAAAGCCACCCGGACTTGCAATCAAGCTGGCGTGGAAGGATGTTTTGCCGGTGTTAGGTCTAGCACCAATCTCAATCAAATGTCCTGCGTTTACCCCCTCAACCTTACGTGTAAGGCTAGGGATATTGAATGTCCATCGTGCCTCTAGGTCATTGCGTAGCAGCAAGGTGTCCATGTCAATGTCATCCCACTCAATGTTTAGATCAGGTGTGAAGTCATCTCCATACTGCTCAAGCAACATACGTAAAGGCTCAAGGCTAGACTTGTCACCATTCACGTAGTCAAACCCTAAGTTTGCAATGTCCTCACCTACTACCTGTTGAAACAGCTTAGACAATACTTCTTGGGCTACGTCACTACCCATAGGCTGCTCTGCTTTAATCTTGTGAAACAAGGCAGAGTACGCCTGTTTTTGTGCGGTGGTCAGTGTAGGATTGTTAGACATGAACAATGCCTCAATCTCATCCGGTGTTACAGTACGCTCGTAACGATCCATAGCTGTATCAATAGCCTGCTTGATCTTACGCACGTCCTTGCTAAACAAACGATCAGGACAACGTGCGCCACGATGATCTTCGTAGAACTCCTTGTCCATCAAACTTCTAATCAGTGATAATTCCATTTAAATTCTCCATATCTGTCGGGTTACGATATTTCAAGTCATCTTTCAGCTTGAGTACACGAACATCGTTGACGTGTCCTCGTAATTCCTTCGCCATCTGTAGCGTCTTCGGTAATGCATCGGGGTCTAATGCTATAATCGCTGTTGAGAACTGTGCAAGATACCCTTTATGCGCCTCTTGTAGAGATGTTCCAAGAAGCGCAACCCCGACAAAGGAGCCGTAACCAACAACGGCTGCGCTTACACAGTCCTCAACAACAACTGCGACTTTACCACAACCATACGTGTATGGCAAGCCACTTTTTCCATATCTTTTCCATTTAGGTAGACGCTTACCGATAGCACGGCCTGTAGCATCTACGATCTTCCCATCATGCACAACAGGAAACACAACCCTGTCATCCTTCACATCATACATTACGCCTAACTCATCTGGGTCTAGCTTGTAGCGAAAGCAGAAGCTGAGTACACTGCGCTTATCTCTGTGGGGTACAATGTAACTAGGTAGTTCAAATGTCTGCGTAGCAAACTGCTCTGCACCTGCAAAGCCTGCACGTATGTCGTCTACAGATAGATGTACACGTGTGCCACCACTGACACGACAAGATACTTTATAGCAATTCCACACGAGACTACCCATGTTGTTGGTCACAGTAAACGTCTTGAGACCACCACACTCTGGGCAGTTCATACGCTTAGTCTCACCATTAGATAAGTTTAAATCACTTACTATATTATATATATAATTCATATTATATCACTTTCCTTTGCGGCAGTTAGATGCTTTTACCATGTATTTTTCTGGCTGTCAATGCACTATTTGCACTTCTGTACGTATTTTTCATGTACGGCTTTACAGATTGTGGGTTAGCATGTCCTGTAACCGACATTATTTGTGCCATACCGACACCTGCTTCAACCATCTCTGTTGTACCTGTTCTGCGTAAGTCAGACAGACGTAGTTCTTTCGGCAGTCCTGCTGCATCCATAATCTGTCGTGCATATTTTGGTAGCTTACGTATCGTGTAAGGTTTGTACTCACCCTTAATAGGGTAAGGGCGAGGCACAACATATTGCTGAAAACCAAAGTCCTTTTCTTGCTGCACTAACATCTCCAACAGAGCGTCTTCAATAGGCAGATGCACTTCTGCACGTCTTTTTGACTGCTCAATAAAAACACTGGCGTTGTCAAAATCAATAGCGTCCCATGTCAGTATACGCATATCTCCTAGTCTTTGACACCATTCGTATGCCATGTGAGCAATAAGACCTATATTACGGCTGCTAAAATCGCTGTAGGCGGTGTCTAGGAATGTCTTGACATGCTCCCTACTCCAGACAGTCTTACGCCTCTCTGTGGCTCTACTACGCACGATAGAGAAAGGGTTGACTTTTGTATACTCCATCCGCATAGCGTAGTTAAACAGTACACGTGCTACAGACATGACGTGATTTGCAAAAGGTATACCTCTGTCACACCAAATGTCATAAGATAGTTTTGCACGTTTTGTTGTAAAATCATTATACTTGATCTCACCCAAACGCACTCCCTCTAACTCTGTGTTTAAAAAGATGTTCATAAAGTATTGATACTGAGACTTAGTAGTGTCACGTAAGTTCTTGTAATCAATAGAAGAATAGTACTTCTGCGTGAGTTCATTAACTGTTGTCATCTGGTCTTCCTTGTCTATGATTGTTTCCTATGTAGTATAAATCAGATGCCAACTTTAATAGCTTGTCAAACCACATCAGATTGCTTTTTAGGTCATCTTGTATAGCAAACAAACCATAATATACACCAGCAATCATACCAGCCACTGCACCTGTTGTGTCACTGTCGTGACCACGATTGACAGCCTTAATAATGCAGTCATTGAAATTGTCAGTCGTTTCAAACGCCCACATTGCAGCTTGATATGTCTCCTTTACATATCCACCAGACATAACATCATTCCTGTCAGTATCAATAGGAAGACGATATTTATTATACTTTTGCAGTGGTTCACCACAATATAATTCTTCTGCGAACATACAACTATATTGAACACACTCTTCACTACCGTGAGTCAACAAAGTTTGCTGTGTAGCAAGTTGAATAACGTGTTCACGAGACTTAGCACATAATACAATAGGTGCAATTCTCATAAGCGCACCATTACCCGAAGATTTTGGATCAGTACTACCAGCATACACTGTACCTGAACTGGCATAATTTTGTAACGCTTTTACAGTGGTAGTTCCTATATCAAAGCACCGGCCTCTTGGTATGAACTCACCATCAAGATACCACTTGAGGAAGTTTTCCATTATAGCCTGTGCATTGAAACCTTTGTTGTCCCGAATGGCGCAGCCCATTGCGTAGGCCATAGCTGTATCATCTGTCCATTCACCTTTCTGTACATCCCAAATACCACCTGAGTGGTACTTGGTAATGTAGTTGTCTGGGTCACGAGCCTTTTGAAACTCTAGGGGTGCGCCAAGCGCATCACCCACGGCAAGCCCAATAAGCATACCCCATGCGTGTTCAACTCTCTTTTGCATAACGCACCCCTTTCTGTTTGTTAAGCTGCCACCAGTTGTTTGAACTGTGGCGTTTCAATCCATGTAGCTACCTCATGTTCACGCTTGAACATATTGACAGCATCATTGTCATTGTGCGTCTGACGCAATAGAAATCCATTACGCTCATCAGCGTATGTGGCATAGTTTGTGAAGGCACTATACAATGCAAACACATTGCGTCCACGTGTGCTAACCTCTTGATTATAAAGAGTAAACATCTTCTCAGCTTTCTTCTCTGACTTGACAATACTCTGCAGCAAGTCAGGAACATTGACGTGCAAAGGCGTATTAGCCATTTTTTGTAGCTGTTCAGTCTGCTGGTCAAAAGCACTCTTAGAAGCCAACAACTCATCAATGAACGTGTCCATGCTAAAGAACGTAGTGTTCTTACGCTTGACCTTATCATGCTCACCGCGTATCATTCCATTGGTGCAGAAGAAATCAATAGCACCAAAGAAAACCATGTTGCTGCACGATCCATCTACCCCATGCAGCGCGATAATGCGTTGTGAGATATTTGTTTCGTGTTTGTCAGTCGTGATAGTAGTGGTCACGTTAGGTAGCACAATGTCCATCAACGCCCACGCATTTTTACGCGCCGACTTCCATGTAACTTGTGCGTCTACTAACTGGTCATCAGACAAGTGTTCTGTCATTGCGTCCTGCACACCAGTAAAGAAAGCGGTGTGATCAGCGCAATTGAACTTGTCACCTACGATACCAATGTACTCACCTGTCCTAGCGTTTACTACATAACGCTTGTCGTGTACTTTAGTGTCCTCAAACTCAACCTCAAAGTCAAGATGATCGGGGATAGGCGCAATAGCCTGCTCAAAATCTACTTCAGTTATAAAATCTAATGGCATAGTATATCTCCTTTTTTAGTGGTAACTGATGTCTGTTTATATCATTTATATTTACGACTGTCAACCGTGTTCACGGATATCAAAGTTAAACTCATGGCGCAGCCTGTCCTTTGCATCTGACAATTCTTGCAGGTCATAGGCAGTCACAGCCTTGATGCCGCCCATGTCAGGATACATGGCAGTGTCTAGTATCTCATCTAGCAACTCGTATACCTTGATGACAGCAACCCGCTGGTCAAGTGATAGCTTGGCTATACGGTCACGGCGTTGGATACGTTCCTTCTCACGCTGCTTCGCCCAATAAGCAATGCGTTCATCTTGTGTCATGTTCTCTAGCTTTTTTGGCATATCTATTCTCCTCTCATCCATTGTGGCATATTACGTCCCTTGTTATACCTAGCAAAGCGTAACTTGTCAACAACGTAGAAAGCACGATAGGCCATAATAGGCCAACGCTCATCTGTCTTGAGGTCATCGTGACCGCTAAAGCACTGCGGATGTGGTGTTAGCATACCTTCTGGTACGAGGTCAATGCCCTTGTACAATGCCTCGCTATGCTTACCTGCACCATGCCACTTACCATACCTATGGTGATACTCACATAGCATAGATGTGTATAGGCTGTAAGCAAACCGGTAGTTAGCTTGCGTTTCCATAGCCCACAGTGTGCAAGGATGCTTCTGATGCACAGGCTTGTACAAACCATGAGCCTCTGCATAGTCAGGTGCGTGATGCCACAGGCTAGTGCATAGCATCTGCGCTTCTTCCAACGGCATCTTGACAATATGCTGGTCACATAGCTGCTTGGCTATGGCATCGGGATGATGGTCAATTAGAAATCTATTCACCGCAATTCTCCATGTACCATGTCTTGAACTTGTGATAAGCCAGTATCTTGTAGGCTTCTAGGTCAAGGGTTTCCCATTCCTTGAGGTCAAGTCCCTCATACCTAAAGCGACTTTCCATCTCGCCATCCAGTAATACCATCAAAGCATTGGCTTCTGTAGGTGTTAGTTGTATCCATAGTGTGTTATCTTTAGCCATTGTCAATCTCCTTTACAGTAGTTGGTCAGTACCATCAACACCCATCAGGTTCATCACATCCCTAGTCAGGCTATCAATCAATTCATAAACATCATTGACAGGCCAATACTCTAGCGGTTCCCATGCGTTGTCCTCAAAAAACTTATCTAGCTTTTCTTCAGGCCAGTCTGCCCAATCATCAGGCAAATGTTGACATAGGAAATGTCCAGACATTCTAGCAAATATTTGTTGTTCAGTCATCGTCAGTCTCCTTTACCATTCCACAGGGTAGAACACTTCTACCATGCTATCACACTTAGGGCAAGTCAGTATCGTGACCATGCTAAACTCATCACCACGATGGTCATCAGGGTCTATGTCATGGTCATTGCCCCAAATTAGTTCGGTATCTTTACAGTGCCAGCAGTTCATGTGTAAGTACCCCCTTCATCACGTTCATGTAAGTCATCTACATCTATGTCATCACAGATGTATGAGTAGTCGTGGTTGGATAAGTTGAACAGCTTGATAGTGCCGTCCTCATTACGGACGTAATCATCTGCTTCTACATCCACTACGGATATGGACAAATCCCAAACCGCTACTGCATATGTTTTGTTTGGGTCAAACATCGTCAATCTCCTTATCCATAGGCCAGTCAGTTGTACCTTCCATAGCTGACACGACACGAGGATTAGTGCCACCGACTAGGTTGACTACCTCACGCATTGCTGCCTGTTCAGCCTCATCAAAATCATCAGCCAATACAACCACTTCACGTTGTACACTTACTGATACACATACTGTGTATTTACCTCTAGCAGACATATTAATTCTCCTTCAATGTATCCATTACTAGGTATATAATTATAGCCCAGCCCACTACCAGATACCCAACGATGAACAGGTCATCCA